TGACACCGGTGAACTGGTTGACATTCACGAAAGCCGGAACCGGTTGTACAACAAATGCTTCCGAATGGAACCACGATGGACCGAACTGAAAGCAATCGGAATTGACGATGACGAGTTCTGTGTGAAGTCATGGGACACCACGGTGAAGATCACTCAAGGCGGTTCACTATGAGCGAGATCGTGAAACAAGACAGCGCTCCGATGATGAGTGAGCAGGCTCACTTTGAACTGGTCGTGAAGCAGGCGGAAGTTCTCGCAAAGAGTTCCATCGTTCCGAAAGCGTACCGTGGCAAGTCAGCGGACATCATCGCTTCAGGACTCGCTGGGCGTGCGTTCAACTGGGACGTGATGACCTCAATGCGGAACTATCACGTCATAGAAGGTTCAGCGTCACTCCGACCGGAAGCAATGCTGGGACTTGTCCGACTCCATGGACATTCCGTTGACTTCCGAGAGGAACCAGATGCGGTCGTTGCCATCGGTAAACGCCACGACACCGGAGACGTGTATGAGTCAAGATTCAGCGTCGCTGATGCTGAGTCAGCAGGACTCGCAGGGAAGCGAAACTGGAAGCAATATCAGAACGCCATGCTGACATGGAGAGCAGTCAGTAAACTCTGCCGATATCTTTTCAGTGACGTTGTTCTCGGAGCCGGATACGTTCCGGAGGAGATCGGAGCGGACACTGATTCGGAAGGTGAAGTGATTGAGATTGAAGTCTCTGAAGTCAAAGAGATTGATCCGTTCGCTCCAGAGATCATGTGGCACACGTTCGCTGAAGCAAAGACCAAACTTCTGGAAGCATGTGATGGCGACAAAGACCTCGCCGTTGAGATCTGGGGAGATCGCTCCACCGCTGATGACATGCCGAAGGAAGTCACTGATGAGGAACTGCAAGTTCTGATTCGTCAAGCGACAGCGATGGCAGAAATGAAGCAAGACTTCAAAGAACAAACTGACGGCGATGAAGTCGTCCAAGAACAAGAGGAGATGTTCAAATGAAATTAGCAGAAGAAAGAACAGCGCCGTGGTCCACGATCGGGACACGGTTGCCAGAAGGAACAACGATCAATGAAGCCGTGGTCGCCAGCGGTCTTGACTACACAGTCGGGATCACTGATGCGATCGTGGATCTTCCAGTCAACCAATATGAAGCAATCTCAGTTCCGTTCCCGAACAAGAGAGTGACGTACAGGACAGACACCATGGAGCCTCTCGGTTTCGTTGGTAACAGATACCACGTTCTCCAGCATCGTGACGCAATACCGCTCCTTGAGGCGCTCGTCGGGACCGGTTGGTCTCCGCTCGCTGGAGGAACGATGCGGAAGGGCGCTGTCGGCTGGCTCGTTGGAGCGTTACCATTCAAGCCCAAGTCAGGCGAGTTTGAAGCGAACCTAGCGATCATGAACTCGTTTGATATGAGTTCCGGACTCCGGTTTGCAAACACTCCGCTCCGACCGGTTTGCAACAACGCCGTCCAGTTGATGATGAGGGGAGCCAAGTCATCGTTCGTTCTCAAGCACTCCAAACACATGGATCAACGCTTTGAGGAAGCACGAGAGGCTCTGGGAATCGCTGTGGCGTATGCTGAGAAACTTGACGAAGAAATTGAGCGACTTCTGGACATCAAGATCAATCTCAAAGATGCCAAATATCTGGTCAACAAAATCATTCCACTCCATAAAGTCGCCGGACTCAAAGGCAAACGATTCGGCGGTGAGATGAAGAACCCAAGTGGCGAGTGGAAAGAGTTGAGCGACAAAGCAATCCGGATCCGTGAAGAACGTCAGGACGATGTGATCCGTCACTGGTTGACTTCGGAAACACTTGATGGAATCCGAGATACTGGCTGGGGCTGGATCAACGCTCTCAACGAAATGGATCAGTGGACTCCACGACCAAAGACCAGCGAGCGAGGACTGGCGGAGCGCACATTGCTCACACAGTTGAACGCCGTGTCAGGAACGTGGACACAGATCGCTCACAAGAGTCTCCGAGATCAATCGTTCCGTCAAGGTGTGGCGGAATATCATTCCCTGAGATAACCTAAAACCCCCAACCGGTCACTTGACTGAAGCGATCAAGTGACCGGTTAATCAGGGGAAACTTTTTCATGATCTACAAGAGGAGAATCACATGGTCAAGAATAGTCCAACGGTGAGACACTGGGAAGGGCATAAACTAGTTATCGTTCCGACAGCAATGATCGGAGCGACTAACGCTGAAGGCAAAGCACTATCAGGAACGGCGTTGAGGTTGTGGCTGGCGCTGGCATCGTTCGCCAATGCTCAACATGAATGCTTTCCATCTAACCGCCGACTGGAGGAGATGATGCCGGAGGGAACGAGTCGCAGGACTCTCCAGAGAGCGAAGCAGGAACTGATCTCGGCTGGGCTGATAACGGTCACGCCACGGATCACTGAGAGCGGTCGCCAGACTTCGGATCTGTATTGTCTCCACGCTCCTGTTTGGGAGGAGGACATTCCTGTCGGGGAGGGCGACAAAACTGTCACCCTAGAGGGCGGTGAGAGTGACACCCACGAGGGCGGTCAAATTGTCACCCTTGAGGGCGGTCAATCTGTCACCCCTTTAACTATTAAAAAGGAACTTAACCAGAAGGAAGTCGTTGATAGAATTTTCTCAACTTGGTGTGAGGTAGCAAAGAAGAATCCGAACAGAACCAAGTTGGACAGCAAACGCAAACGCCTCATTGAGAATGCGTTGAAGGATTACTCGGAGCAAGATGTGTTGATGGCTGTCGTTGGTTGGCGGAACTCTCCATGGCATTCAGGACGCAACGATCAGAACAAGGTCTACAACGATCTCGGTCTGCTCCTGAGAGACGCTTCAAAGATTGAGTACTTCAGAGATATGGCTCAAGAAGGAGCGCCGACCGAATCCGGTCCGTCTTGGGGAGCGATCAACGAAATCCTTCAGGAGCGTCTGTGAGGCTCTACGGCTTGAAAGCACCACGAGAAGGCTCAGAGGAGGCGCTAGAATGGATTCTAAGCCCTCTGAGAGCCGTTTAGAGGCACATTTACCCATGGAAGGAACAGTATGTCATCAGAAGCATCAGCGTCAGCACTAGCGATCCTGACGGCTGGCTTTGGGAAAGAGTTACCGAAGCCAACAATCCGGATCTATCTGAACGCCATGGCTGATCTATCGCCGGAGGTTCTCGCCAGAGCCTGTGATGAAATCATCAAGACATCAAAGTTCTTCCCGACCGTGGCGGAGATCCGTGAGGTCACGATGAGGCTTGACGAGAAGATCGCTTTGCCTCAAGCGTGGGACGAAGCATGGGAAGAAGTCATGACCAAGATCCAGAGAGAAGGACGCAGGCGAGAAACAGAATGGTCCAATGAAGCGATCCCTGAAGCATTGAAAGCGCTCGGCGGATATCAACGTGTCTGCGATGCGACTTCCATCGGAGCGGTGGAAGCCAGATTCAAGAACGCATACCAAAGAACAGCGACCGGTGAACGCCGGAGAATCCTGTTGGGAGGAAACAATGAAAAAAGCAACAGCGACATTCATATCAGCGATCATTCTGCTGATGTCCGTGAACTCGGCGCAGGCTGAAGTCTTTTCTGGACACGTCTGGGACCAGATCACCAGATACGCAATCCAAGACGACTACCAGTTCGGCGAACAATCAGATTCTGTTCGGTGGCTCCAGTACATAATCGGAGCGAAACCCGATGGCATCTACGGTCCGGAAACTTTCAACCGGCACAGTTCAACGCTGATGAAATACAAAGACATCGTTGCGTCCGATCATCTCCCTGTCTGGCGTTCATCGCCACGCACATTCCGAGCCTCTACTGAGTCATGGAGACAGATCTCAACCGAGGCTCTGGCATACTACGACCGACTCCACGAATTAGACAGATTCCTCGCTTTGATCCAATGCGAGAGCGGAGGAATTGAGGACGCTGTGAATCCAAGTTCCGGAGCGACTGGACTGCTCCAACATCTTCCGCAGTTCTGGGACGCTCGTGCCAGAGTCGCCGTGGGAGGAAGATTCAGAGGCGAGCCAGCCACGAACGGAGAGGCGAACATTTGGGTCAGCGCTTGGCTCATGTATGAAGCGACCGGCGGAGGTTGGCAACACTGGGACTTCGGTTGTTTGTAAAAAGCAGAAAGCCCCTGACCGAAGTCAGGGACTCTCACTGGGGGTTTTGGTTTTGCTTATATGTTGACCAGTTCATTGACGGTCATGTTTGCCATTGCTTTAATCATTCCGTCACGATAGATGGTGACTTGAATCCCTGTTTGGCTCACTGAAATTTCCATTGGATCAACTGAAGCGCAGAATCCTTCGCCGTCCAAGTCGGTTGCTAGAGCGTCCTCGTTGTTCCGACCATACTCGCCAGTGAAGATGTTTGCGTTGCCGACAAAGAACTTGTGAGTGATGGTTTCATAGTGACATTGACTTTTTATCCCTTTAACAGTTGGACCGCTTAGTGACATGGTGTGATCGCTGTTTGTAACATGGAAGGTCAAGTTGCTGAATATCTCGTCCCAGTAAAAGTGCTCTCTCCCGATCGGGCTTCTCACTAGCACGCCTTCTTCGTCAGACTCAAGCGTGACCTTGATTGTTGTTTCTATGTTTGTTTCTGTTTCCATTTTGATCTCCTTTTGATCTTGGTGGTTTTGTGATCCAGATTGTTCTGTTCGTGAACTGCCGGATCATGAATCCGGAGGGAGCGTTACTCCTCAGTCCTTCGCCTTAGACGA